CCATAAAGGTGCATACCACGCACGATGTCAGCAAAGCTATCAGGATCACGATACGTTTCCGTCTTAGTGATCTGGCTCGCGGAAGCTACAGCGGAATCATGTCCAGCAACAATCACACCATAGTTGGAGTTCTGATTGGCAGTACCAGAGGTAGCCGGACCAGTACCAACAGCCGGAAGATTGTTAGAAACATAAACCCTGAAGCCGTACAAATTATTTGCAGTAAGACCATTGCGAAGCCCACCGGACTCCCCAAAGTCTTGATTGAGAAGGCGGGAATCCTCATCCATCAACACTTCCATCAAGTGTGGTGAAATGACGATCCAGCGATTCTCCTTGTCCACAAACTGCGTGTCCAACAGACGTGCCATACGAGCAATAATCATGTTGGGAGAAGCAGTCGCAGTGGGAAGAGCACTTGCTCCCGGCAGACGAGCCGCAACCGGAATGGAATGCGTACCTGCCGAAGAGGTGGTAATGTTACCGAAGTCGCCCTTCTTAAGCTGCATGGAAGAAAGCAGTTCGTCGGAACCAGCAGTCGATACAGCCTTAGTACCAGAAACCGTAGTATTAGCGGTACTGGCAACTGCATTGATAGAAGCCTGAGCGAAACCAGCGAGGTAGCCCAGAACTTCTGCGTCATACTGATCCTTGAGGCGATAGCCTGCACGATCAGACGCTACGTTCTGAAAGTTCACATGTGAATGTGCTTCTTCAATGTCATCAACCTTAAATGCGAAGTAGTTAGCCTGATCAACGACAAGCTGAAAATCTTCATCATCAAGGTCTTGTGGTGAAATCTGAGTGCCACGGGCATAAGACTTGACCGTGATCTCAGGCTCCTTGATAATACGGACAGTATCACCAAAGTTTGCAATATCACCAAAGTAGTCGTTATTGGTAATATCCTCTGCAACAGAACCCTTGCGGAACGCAAGCTGGACCTGCTTAGAGTAAATAACAGGGCTAAAATTACCGTTAGGTAAATTGTTATACCCTGCAGCACGTTTAAAAGCCATTTTAAAACTCCTTTTGCAACGTACTAAGTGGGCAACAAAGACCCACAAGCATGGCAACCATGCCACACTTCAGGACATAACTTTTACGGGCCAGTTCTAAGGGGGTAGGATAAACAGGTGATCAGCCTATTATCGGCCATATCACTGGGTTGCAAAAAAGTTTTACTTATATATTCTAGGGTTGCACAGAACGTGGGCCTAGTTATACTCCCATTCTACTAAAAAAACTCAAAAAGTCAAGTAAAAAATACAGTTACCGAGCACTTCCTGATAGGTCATATACAAACTCACCAGAACGTATTGCTTCTAAGATAGCTTCTGCATTTTTCTCATATTGCTGTGGTGTCATCTTATCGACAATCGACTCTTTCCACTTACGATTGTCAGTATCCATATCCGGTAAACTTCTCGGAGATTTTGTTTCTACTGCTTGGGCTGCAGATGCCTTTCGCTTCGTTTTGGTCGGGGCCTGTATGCCATGATCTGCTTTGTACAAATCAATAGCTCTCGCTGCCGACCGTGCATCTGTTTCATTTTCATACAAAGCATCTTGTACCCACTTCGGCTGTTCATCAGCCCACTTATGAAACTCATCTGTATCTCGAATCGTTTCAAAGTCTGGATGTAAAGAAAGCAACTCTGCTTCTGCCTTCTCTCGCTTTGCACTAGACTGCAACTTATTGATTTCCTCCATGCGCTTTTCTAAGTCTTGGGATTGTTCCTTTGACTTTTTAATTGCAATGGTTTCAATAATCGCAGCTACATCTGGATATTCATGCGCCCATGCTTTCAGTTCTTTTTCGGACTTCGGAAGTTTTATCTGCGCCTTTGTAGCGGTAGTTAATTGAGCTTCAAGTTCGGTAATCTTCTTTTCATAGTCACTCTGTTGTTTTTGAGTATGCCTACGAAGATCACCATACCTCTTCTTAAAGGTTTTTTCCTCTGCACTTTCAGGTTCTCTTAGTTCCTCTTCTGCAAGTTCCGTTTTCTTTTGGTCTAATTCAGTATCGGATTTTTGCTGCTCAATTAATTCTTGTAGTTCTTTCTCTTCATCTTCAATTGTCTTTTGGGTATCGTATCGACGATCACCAATACCTACTACTTTCTTTACGGGGTTTACTGCCCCTACTACTGTGGTATCTTCCATTTTGTTTTTCCTATGTTGGGGCTATCCGTAGCCAATTCGGGGGGTTAGGTAAGCCAACAATGGGACTATTGGCGTCTGGCTAGTCCCGTGCCATTTCTCTTTCTTGTTCGTGGGCGTTGTTTCTTTTTCTTTACTAAGCCACCGACTGCTAGTGCATCTTCAAAATCTTGTGCTGCCTCCCGTGCTGCTTCTGTTTCTTCTTCCTGCGCTTTAGTCCGAGCTTGTTCTTCGGCTGCAAGAGAAGCACCATAGGTTTCTGCTAAATCCTCTGCTTCCGCTGCTGCCGCGGCTTCCGCTCTCTTTTTAGCTTCCTCTTCCTCCGCATCCCGTTCTGCTTGACTTAATTCCTCAAGTCGTCGTGCTTCATCTTCTTTGGCCTGTGCTAGTCGTTGTTTTTCTGTAAATGCTTGTCTTTGCGCCCGAAGTTCAGCAGCGTCCCGTCTAACATTTATTTCACCGTCAGCGGTTGTTCTTATTCCTTCCCCAGTTCCTCTTATTCGTGTAGCAATCTCTTCAGGATTAAACTCTACTCTCCCTGTAGGGTTCCCAGCCTCATCTACTACTTCCGTATATCCGGGGAGAAGGCGACGACCAGCGGCAGTCCTCCCAGTTGCAATACCCCGATCAATTATCTCGTCTCTCCGTTTCTCCAAAGCTGTTAGACCCTCACCGCCAACGGCACGAATGGCTCTCGCTATACCCCCAGAAGTAATGATATCTAAAGCCCTTTGATTATTAGCATCCCGATCCCGAATTAGACTAGCTATCCTTTCGGCATCTGTAACCAGCTTACCATCCTCTGTCATACCAAACTCGTCAGGTACGATTTTGTGTCCTTCTTCATAAGCTTTCAGAACCTCTAGTTTTTGGTTGGCCTCAAAATTTCTTCCTGCTTCTCTTTCTAGTTCTTCAAGCCTTTCCTCTTCTTGTCGTTGATCTGCAAGTTCTTGTGCTTTAATTCTCTCTATCTCCGCCTCTCTGGCCGCATCACTAGCCTTTTTGTCCACATCTTCTGTGTCGCCTATCCTTGTGTTATATTCTTCTACAGTAACGTATCCGGGTGGAACATTTACACCGGGAGGTAACTTGCCACCAATCGTAGTAAGAAAAATACTGGCTCCTGTCTCTGTATTTTTATATTCTTGAACCCCATACCCTCCGGGTAATCCCCCACCCGGTCCTACGTAGTCGGTATACGTTGGAGCAGGTATCGTTGGAGAATATGTAGGCGGAAGAGGTTGTGGGCTAAAGGGACGGAATGGCTGTGTTGCAGCCATAGCGGGGGCAGCCGCTTGCATAGGCACAGCGGGAGTCTGCATCTGCGGAACCATAGCAGTCTGCTGCGGAGCCAATGGAGTGGTAGACTGTTGTGGCCCAAACGGTTGCTGTGTAAAAGTTTGAACAGGCGCAAATCCTACACTACCGCCCGTTTGAAACCCACCTTTAAACATTTCAGTATCTACAGGACGCTCTAACAATGGAGCATCTTCTACTTCTTCATTCATTTCCGGCAAAGGCATCTCATCAGACATAACAGCTTCATCGGGATTACCCGTCATGCCCATCTGTTCCATTTGTGCTAGACCTGCCTTCGCTGTCGCAAGAGACTTCATATAAAAATCGACACCATGATAGCGCACAGCATAATCTGGGATTACAAATTCACCCGCGCTGATTGCAGCCGTTTGATCATCTCGTACTCCTTCGGCAGTGGCACCTAATGGAATCTCATTACCACTCATCGGATCTACTTCTTCATCCTTAACTAATCCAGAAAATTCCATTTGTGCTCCCATGTCATCATAAAATTCTTCATCGTCATCATCGGCAGTAATAGCTCCGCCTTTTTGTGTCTCGTTATCAGTCTCTTCATTTAAAGACCTAATCAATTCACCCACCCTACGATCTGGTTGAAGGTTCCTTGGGTCTTCATCAAGATCCCGCAATTCACCTGCCCCAAAATCTGCTGGAAGAAATCTTGGTTTTTTGTTCGACGGTTTTGGTGGGACTACCTCATCCGTTTGATTTACAAGTGCTTCAGCTTGAGAGGCTTGTCCATAAGGACGTGGTTCGTCTGGTCTACTAACTAAAGACTGCCGTGGCTTTCCAGAAGCGAATAAGAAGTTAAATTTTTCTTCATTTAGAATTTTGTCCCTAGCTTCTTGTTGTAAATAATCCGCATCTTCTATGCGTCTATTTATTAAAGCTTCAGGTGCATCATCATTATCTGCATAAAAATTTCGTAGTTCAGTATCAAACTCGTTCCACTTGCCTTCCGCAGCAAGTGTTAAAGATTTAAAATCGTCATTATTGTCTAAACGCATATTTCCATGTTGATGGGCAATACTAAAAAGAATGGTACGTTGCCCTCTAGTCAACTGCTCCCATGGAACCCCCCGCTCATCTAGCCCACTCCGAACCTGCTCATATCTTCTTTGTATTCTCTCTAAAGTTTCTTGTAACACCGCATCATTAAGAGCCTTCTGTTCGTCCTCCTCTAATGTTTGTGGATTATCATCATTGGCAGCTTGTGCCTCTCCTCCCGTTTTGCCATCAAACTGCGCTAGTTTATTCCTTAACGAAGTCACGATGGCTGGATCGGTAATGCGGTTTAATAATTTCTCAAGTTTACCTGCAGTCCCTAAATCAACACCCATCCCAACAGAAACGCCTGATCTGGGAAAATCGTCTGGGGGTAAAGTATATGTCGTAGATTTATCGCCTTCATCGTCTTCAATCTTATCTACATCAATTTGGTCACTAACATTAGCCATGTGAATTTACTTCGTCCCTTAGCGTTTTTAATTTACGCAACATATGTATCGCCCCTTGCGCTTGATGCACATTAACCAAATCGGTACTTTGTTCTAAACTCGCTTGTTGCTGCACAATCGTCCAATCAATATAACTATTGAATGCGTCCCATTGGCGCTTGTTGTTGACCAGTGTCTTGAGCTTGCTGAGTAGGTTCTTGTACGGTTCCACTAAACTGTTCCTCCATAGGTGTTGGTGCGCCTCCTACACCAATGGTTCCACCGCCGCCACCTTGCATATCATTTGGGCTTAAACCCGGAGCTTGTGGTGGCTGTTGTCCAGCGGGTGGTGGGGGCGGCTGTTGCTGTTGCAGTATCTTAGCTTGCCGTGCTGCTTCTTCTGGCGTATTACAAACCTTATCAGGATCAAGCCCCATAGAATTTGCAATCTCTCGAATGATCGACGTAAACTTAGCAAACGGAGCAAGTGCTGGATTAGCGACAACTTGCAAGAATTGCATGAGTCGTTGACTCCGCACTTCGTTTGCCATCAAACTTTCTGTACCTCTTGCTTTGATTTCTAAGTCACCCTTAATCTCAGGATCAAAATCAAATTGCATATTGAAGCTATAGAATGCTTCACCTAAAGGACGGAGTAGGTAATCATCAAAGTTCTTAACAACTGTTTTTACACTACCTGCTGCTGCACCCATCAACATGGAGATACCTGCCGCAGTTCTTCCTGTTCCTACAACACCAGTCTGTCCGTGGGCAAAACTAGGAAGGCCCGTAGCTTCATCGGAAAGCTGCCGAGCCTTGTCAAACAATTGCATATTTTCATTACTGACGTTTGGAAACTTAGTTCCAAAGATCGCCTGTCCCGGTGCGCCACCTTGACGCCGGAATATCTTACCGGGGTACACTTGTAAGTCTTGCCCCGGCACTAGATTGGTTTCATCCACTTCAATGAGTAGATTGCCACTGAGCACAGCGTTATCAACAGCCATTCTCATAAAGCCATTCATCAACGTCTGTGTATCATCCATGTTCTCTGCCAAACCAATGCCAAAGAAGCTATATGGATTTAGTTCATATGGAACAGCGTAGTATGGAATACGAGCAGGCTTAAATGGATTAATAACCAATCGTAAAATCATGTTATTACAAATCCAGCAGTTGACCTGAATCTGATCTACATTCTTAAATTCTTTTGGTAGATCAAGACCAAATTCCTCTGCCATACTTGTCTCCATCATGCCCCAATACTCAAGAATCTCGTAGCGTTCAGGATGATCGTTCAAGTAATAATCTTTAAGGTCATTCTCCCAATACTCACTGGAATAAACTCTACCCATCTCAATGCAGCGATCAATCGCTTCTTTACGGAAGTAAGGACGATCCTTCAATTCGCGCAACTGAGAGGTTGAATACTTATGGCGCTCAATCACATATGTAGCGTCATCCATGCTGGTAGCATCGGGATCAGGATACAAATCCCAACAAGAAACATGTTTAACTTGTGGAACAGTTTTAATGGTAGGATTATACTCGCCTTCCGCCGACCAACTTGCATATTCCTTGTCTACCGCAAATGGTCCTTTCAATACTCCAGTACCAAACAAAGCACATTCAAATGCAGAAGAACGTAGGTGCTTACTTGCCCCAGATTCCTCTAGTTGATCCATGATCTTCTTTTCCATCCGTTTTGCTGCAACCATTGCTGGATGGAATGTCATCGAAGATGGAGTTAGACCTTCACCTTCCTCTAACCCTTCAATCTCGGATAACTTCTTTTCTAAAGGACCAAGTTTAAGTTTCTTTTCTTGTAATGTTTCTAAAGTATCGCCCGGTTCTAAATCTCTGCCGTCACCCGGAAATCCATAGGGACTTGTTTGGTCTTCTTCTGGGGGTTGGGTTGGAGATGCAGGCTTGTTCATATCAAAATGAACAGCTTCCTCTACACCTTCTGGTAGAACAGTAGGTTCAATACTTAATGGAAACTTTTGCCGCGCAAACAGAACATCAGTGATTTGTCCATATGCAGCGAGCACCTTTGTCTTTGTAATCTTAACAAACACACGGGATCGTTCCGCTTCGGTAAACTGTACATCCGTGCTATAGATACCCCGGTAGTTACGATACGATTGAAGCCAGCGTTCCTCATCAAAACGCCGCCAATCTTTCGAGCGACTATAACGCTCTTCGATAAAGGCGACGAGGGAAGCAAGTTCAGAGTCCTCTGTTTTTTCGTCCAGCGAAAGTGCTGGCATTTCTTCAAATGTATTATCTACCATATATTAATATCCAAAGGTTGCATCAGCCGGAAGGTACCGATCCGACATTTGTTCTATCGTAAAATCAAAGATACCTCTTCGTGGCCGACTCATTATTCCGTATCGTAACGCATCATATAAGTGATCTTCCGATTTTGTATTTACATCTTCCGGGTTTTTCGTATCTAGTGGAATCGACGGTAACTGAGACAACATGTTGGTACAATTATGAAAGAACACAATGCCCGGTTGATCTTCAATGTCTCCAACACCTTCTTGTATCTGAAGCCGTCGATGCAATTCATTTTTGCCAGCTATACGACTGCCTGCACTCCGATCACTGGGCCGCCACCTACAGCCTTGGGTAATCATCTGTTCGGCTAGACTAGGGCCTGTATCGCCCCTACGATGCCAACAGGAGCTATCTAAGACGCCATAGAGGATAGTGCCATCTCCTTCCTCTAAATACAAAACCTTGTTCGCTAAATCTTTGGCTAGTACCTTTGAAACGTATAACTCTCGGTAAACAACTAATTGACCATCTGGGGCCACCGCAAACCAAAGCACAGCACTATAAGAACCATATCCGTAATCACAGGCCCTAAACTTAGGCCAATTCTTTGGTACCTCAAACGGTTCAACAACATGTATCGCTCTGTTAAACTCAGGAAATGCTGCACCTTCTGCTACATCCCAGTTTCCCTCTAACAGCCGCTTCCGCTGATTTTCAGGGAGCGATAAGAGCATTGTTTCATAATCACCACTTTCGGCAAGATATGGATTATCAAACAACTTCGCTGGAATAAACTTACGCTTAAAAAGCGGCTGTCCAGCTTTTGTGTGACCCGCTGGATAGTTTAGTTCGTTACCATCTTGGTCTGTAGCCCAAAACTCTCTACCTGCTGGTGCAGGATCTACAAAGTATTTCTTAACCCATACATGCCCTGCACCACCCGGATTGGTAGTAGCTCGCATATAGATGGGTAGGTCAGGTGCAGTGGACCTTAAACGAGAACGAAGGTAATCCCACGCAAACGGTGTGGGCCATTGCGTAAGTTCGTCAAAGCCTATCCAAGAAAAGGACAACCCTTGATAACGGAGTACATCATCATCTTTATCAAGATATGATAGCCACAACCTGCCGCCCGAAGGGGAGGTCCACTGCATCTTTCTTTCCGACCATTTTATGCCGGGAATAATTTTGGGATATAGTTCTTGTGATTTCCAAACTAACTCTCTTAATTCCTCTGTGGTTCTACGAAGTAGTAGACCTGAAAATTGTGGATGTCCTAGATAACGTAAAGGGTCCGCTAACATAGCGTAACTCTTTCCGCCACCTGCTGCACCGCCGTATAGAACTTCGCGTTCGGATGCAGCTAGAAAAGATGTTTGTGGTCCGTCATTTGGCTTAAAAAGTATATTATGTTGTTCTTCAAGAGGTAGCTCCTCAGCCTTTGCAATTTTAATCTCAGGCTTGGGCTTGTTCTTCTCTTCCTCTTTCTTCTGTCTTCGTCGCTCCTGTGCGTTTGCTCTCAATTTCTTCAAGTTTCTTGAGGGCACTTTCGTATTTTTTAAGCCATGCTTTATAAGTCTTTGCTTTACTCTTCCTTTGCTTTTCTGTTTTGATTCGCTTTCGGAGGCCAATGTGGGAAATTTGTCTTTTTGTTCTGTCACTCAACCATCCTGCAACTTCTCGATACGAATACTCTTGTAAATATTCTTTTGCTAGTTCTAAAGCTTCTAGTTCCTCAATAATAGGAATTAAAAGCTTATCGTCTGTTTCGTGTTGTTTATAGCCAAATGGGATCGTCCGACTAATTCTAGGAATCTCTAACCATTCGCTATCTTCCTTTAGCCCAACCGGGTCGGGCATCTTAAAGTAACCTAGATCATACATGGCTCTCTTTGGGCGGGAGTAGCATAATACCACTCGGCGCTGTCACTTCTACCTTGTCTGTTTTGTGAATACCGACACGATCTAGTAGTTCCTTAGCAGCATTGAGTCTATGTTGATTGCCTAACTCAGACGGTCGTTCCATGACACTGACCATCGCTCGTGCGGCTCTCGGTCCATTGATCGCTAGATACTCTTTTGTTAATTCAAGGATCTCTTCTTTCAATGATCGTACAAGTTCTGACGCAGAAACCTTATCGCTATAACCAGCTAGTTTCTTGGCTCGTGTATAGTCTCCTTCTGCTTCTGCAAACAAAACTTGCAAAAACGTCTGCTGTTTTGTTGTTAATGCTCTCATACTAAATTTTCCATAATATAGATATGAATCCAAGGACGAGTGTTGCCATTGAACCCATAATTAACATTTCAAGTCTACCGATTCGTCCTTGTAATGATTGTAGTGAATCTTGCACACTCTTCGCTCTTACGGCGCATTCTCTCTCATGTGCAGATAACTCTGCTTGAACCTCCTCGGTAGTAACCATTTTATGCCTCCTGATCTTGTAATTCAGCAAGCATCTCTATAATAGGCTTAGAGGTTTTCTCCCTTAGTTCAGCAGCTTCTAACATGTTTTGTGGTTCAACTCCGGTGTTTTCTCTGTTTCCAAATAGCATCGTTACATTCGTTCTCCTACTATCAAAACCGGGAGTAAAGTTTACGTCCGCAGTCTTATGAAACAAGTTGGAGTCAAACATAACACATCGATTATACTTGTACGGTACATAGACCGCCTTAGCGTCATTCTTCTCTAGAAGTTCTAAAACTTCGTTTTTGTCATCACCGTTGTACCGGGTAAAGTCCCAGTCCGGTGGAGCGCCACAATCCCAAATCCACATTCCGCCTGTTTTACCTACATCCTTTTCAGGATCATAGTCACGGTTACATTCGGTGGGCGTGATCCAGAAGTTTACATTGACCGCTGCAAAGTCTGCATGAATGTCAATGCCGGGACACTTAGACTCGTACTTAAATGCCCACATCTGGCTTAGATTACGTTTGTTATTGGTATCAAAAATCCGTGGCATACTCTTAATCATCTCGTATGAAAGAGTAGTCAAAACAGCAGGGTTAAACCCTTGCTCACGGAAAGCACCTAAGTACCCTCTACCATAGATCGTGTTCCAAAACGGATATTCGAGACAATAATCTTTTAGCTTGGCTAAAGCCTCCAGATTCATAAAGTCATCAATTACAACGATATTGGGATTGGTCTTATAGTAATTCTCTTCAATCTCATCAAAAGGCAGCTTATCATTCAACGCAACTTTATCGTGCGTGTGATGGGGCAGAATCAATCTGCCTGTATTCAATAGCCACATCAGGTGCCCAATATCATGGGCTTCTTTCATATGGAGCATGTGCTCCTTAAAAGGTTGGTCATTGCTATTGTTTAGCGGACTATAGGGTTTCTTTTTTTCTTCAGTAGTCTTTGTCTTATCTGTCTTAGTTTTAGCTCGACGTTGCTTACGGTTCATACGAACATCCTTCATTCCTAAGCTTTCTTTTTACGACGAGTTCCCTTTGTAGTCTTTTTTGTTGCTGCTTTCTTTGGTGCGGCTCCAACAGCAATCATCACACTCATACCGTGATCTTCTTTCTTATCGTCCACATACCTACCACCAAATTCTTTAGCAGCGGCTTTTGCTTTCTCTCTACCCGCTTTCGTATATGGAAAATGGACACTGGGCATTACTTTCTCCTTAGAGTTTCAAGGTCACGCACCATGCCACCACCTAAGTACGAGTGCATCTTTCCTTTATACTTTCCACCCTTCATCATCTCAGGCTTCTTTCCGTACATACCACCCATTGCCATCTTAGGTGCTGCTGTTTTTCGCTTCATCATCATTCGTGCTTTATGTTCCGGTGTATGTGTTGGCATTCGCTATGCTCCTTGTCCTATTTAATCCCAACGTATGGGCTTCTATCGCCCAGACTAGTTACGCTATTCAACAATGTCTCCTGATCCTTTGAATCTTGCGAGAACATCAACTTCTGTCCAGACGGAGTTAGCTTCAACATACGCATCGCTAACTGATCTCTAATCCGAGCTTTGGTTAGCTCGATAAACTCTCTTGATCTCTTTGAACTATCGTTCATTATACTAAATACTAAATCCCAATAGCCAATATCAAATACAGGCGGAGTTTCCTCAACGCGCTTTATTGATGTAGATTCCGTGTTCCTAACATTCTGCTGGTCTTTTACGTTTGGGGGTGCATCTCTCGTTTCACGAACTTCACTTTTAGACACTTGTCGTACTGGAATTAGATTTACTTTTGTTATCTCCATGCCCCATGCTTATTGAACCCTCTGGCATCTTTTCTCTTTAATTCTAAAACCCTCCGGGGCCTCAATGAGTTCGGCTTGGCAATCCTCTAATGTTGACCACACTGCCAATTCATTAGCTTTCGTAAACGGATTGTTTTGGCCTACTGCTAGCCATCTACACTGTAAGTGTTTCGGTATTATAATAACCCCACGACGAATAGCAGATTCCACATTTGGGGGAAAATCTTTACAGATATAAACAGACATTAGCCAAACTTCTTGTGGCTGTGGTTGTGTAGGTCTTTCGACTGCTAATGCAGTGACACTAACAGCCGAAATCCCCACTAATCCTAAAATTAGAATAAAATAGAACTTGGCTATGCCAAATCGTTTCTTCATTCTTGTTACATAGTCAAGTCTTTCTGGGCCAATTTTTCAGAAACCGTACCATAGACGTGACACGGTTTTTAATTTTCTTCAGTACTTTTGTACAAAACGAATAGAAAGCTGCTTTAGCATTTGCTAAATCTTCGAGCTTATACACAAGATCCGTTTTGACAGCCCAGATTGTGATGTTTATTATTTTTTTAATCATCACTCGTTGATCTCAAGTTTCTCCTAGTTTGTAATTTAGAGTTCGGCGCAAGCGTAGCAATTGATTTCCATACCTACAGCGATCTCAGCAATCTTTGGGGTATTCCACTTCATTACATTTACTCCTTAAAATAAGCCACGAAAGGTCAATCTTTATTCCATCCCTCGGCTTTCATGGCGGCGTGTACTTGCTCGTAAGTAAAATTTTTACCCGTTGCTGCTGCGATTGCAGCACGAACATAAACTACATCATAATGAGGGAGTCGTATGTGCTCTTGATAATTAGACAGACTTTTGTAAAAATTTTCAAGAGTCAGATCGTTATACCATTTTAACTTATTTTTCTTCATTGTCAAGTAAAAAAATACAAAAAACTTACATTTATGTAAGTGTCCCTACTAAATCCCCCAAATACGGTGGGGCATATTGATCGCCTTTGAGAAGCTTACCATCTTCTCTGTACAGAGGTTTACCGTCTTTACCTACTTTGGACATGTTAGATCGATGTACACGGGCAAATGCTTCATCGAAGTCCCACCCGTAAGTGTCAGCTAACCCAACACATACAACTACTACATCGACTAGTTCTTTGAGAATGTCCGCTTTATTGTTTTCGGTTAAAGCTTCCAGTAGCTCTGACACTTCCTCTTCTATTAACTTTTTCCGCAAAGCTAATGTTTTCGGTTGCCCATCTACAAACCACGGCACATCCTGTGGAAAGTTAAACGTACAGTGAAACTCGGACAGACTTTGTCCTACAGATTTAGCCTTCATGTACAAATATTCCTAAAGATTAAAAAAGAAACAATTTCTCTACATAGGCTTATGTTACATTAGCTAATGTATCATTAGCTAGTATTACACTTACTAGTGATTTTTTATTATTTAATGTATTACTACTAGTGTAACACTTGCTTATGTAACACTAGCTAATGTTACATATGCTTATGGGCGTCTTTAATGACTCCATTATACACACTTTGGATATGCTTGTCAAGAAAAAAATGCATATCTCTGCTTCATAGGTTTGTGACTCTCAGAAAATCTGGGGCATCTTCCCTGCTATATAAAGATATGTTTATATAGTAATTGCAACTCTAGCCCTTATCAGTTTATTTTGTGGTTACCAAGCTATTTTCCTGATCTGTGTATTAGTGTGTATATAGTAACCAGTACACCCCCCGTGGCCCACGCGCCGGTATTAGTCTTTATTCGTATGTGTGTCAGGGGAGCAGTGAAAATCCGCAGTAAATAGTCTGTCTGCGGGCGGCTGTGTGTGGTTTTTTGGCGCTTTTCTGCGGGCCCGAGTCTTTATAAATGCAAAGGTCAACTGATACTGGATCAGCTTATTCGGCCCAGTGTCCCAAAGCCGGGCAAGTCGTGAGCGAGCGAAAAGCGGCAAGGCAGTCCATACCCCTATGCTACTTGTCACAGAAACCACCACCCCCATAGGGTAGGGTGCCCTCTTCTATTTTTTTTTTGTTGTCTCCAAACTTTTATCTTGACGCCGTGCCCGCCAGTGGATATAACACGCACAACGAACGCACAAACAAACAACCGGAGCAGAAGCCAATGTCCACCATTGAAGTAATATTTCTGGGAATTGGAATAACTCTAATCGCCCCGGGCCTTTATCTTAGTTGGGCGAATCTGCGGGACATATTAAAAGGGGACGACTAATGACGTTTAGCAGAATCAATCCGCAAGCCCAAGCCGTTCGGTGCTATCTGGAGCCGCTTCTAAAGCAAAAGCCTTGGAATCATATAAACTCAGAGATACTAGACCGCCTCAGTATAGCCGAGTGGTACAACGGAAGAGAACGGGGGTATGTCTTATCCTACTTCAATCCCAACACGCCCAGCAAGAAAGCTTGGCACGTGGCATGGTATGAGCACCGAAATTCCGATAGCATTGTGGCCGTTGAGTTTCAAACTGATTTAATAAAACACATAGAGGGGAACCTAAACCCGCCCACTTTCGCAGACATCCCGGACGGAACCTACAAAGATAAGTGGGACGTGTCATATAGTGTGAAGCACGGCCAAGCGTACAAAATGGCCCGGTGGATTCTTGACACTTTCGAAAAGCACATCCAATAGGACTGCCTCCCATTCCTCGCCGCGCTTAACCTCCTCCCGGCGTGGCGGGGTTTGGAAGTTAGTTAAAACAAACGCACAACAATTGGAGCACAACAAATGATTATTTACAAAGGAGCCTCAGAACTAGACGGGCAACCTATCGTAGTCATTGCGACTGGCTACAATAAAGATAGCAGCAACAGCAAGACCGGAGACATGTTACAAACGTGGATCTTGCGGGAAGACATAGACCCCCGCGAAGCAAACAAGAGCGGCGCGGACTATTCTATTTGCGGCAACTGTAAACACCGGGGCACGGCGCACGCTGATGCTAACAGGGCGGTTGCAAAGGAACGGACCTGTTACGTTGCCATACATCACGCGCCATTGAATGTTTGGCGAACCTACCACCGGGGCCGCTATGCCGTAGCGAACGACCGCGCAGCCATTGTGGCGTTGGGTTCGGGGCGCAAGGTTCGGCTGGGTTCATACGGTGATCCGGCAGCGGTGCCGCAGTATGTATGGGACAATCTGCTGGCGAAAGCTTCAGGCCATACGGGCTACAGTCACCAACAAACGGGTTCATTCAATCCAGAACAGGTTATGGTATCGGCGGATAGTTTAATCGAAGCCGAGCAGGCATGGCTTAAGAATTGGCGGACGTTCCGTGTCGTTAAGCAAGTGAGCGAAGTCCAAGCCGGAAAGGAAATATTATGCCCAGCTAGCAAAGAGGCCGGGCAACGCACAAACTGCGCTAGCTGTGGCCTATGTGCCGGGGCATTGATACAAGCGAAGTCGGTTGCTATCGTGGCCCACGGCTCCGGGGCTAAATATGCCTAACACAACCGCACACACAACCAAGGACCAAAACCATGGAATATTACGATCCGAGCTATAAAATATGTTATTACCCAAAACCAAGTGGAGCACTCAACTCAATCTATCCTGCGTCTCAATCAGACAGATATAGGCTCATAGTAGGAATCGAGCGGCGAGGTGGACTGGTTGTAGGCCGGTCGGAGATTGCAGACGCTTTCTACATTGTAGATAAGGAGGGGGACAAGTGAACATATTCACAGTCCACGCGGACCCTGTAATCGCCGCACAATCTTTGTGCGACAAGCACATTGTTAAGATGCCACTAGAAACGGCCCAAATGCTTTGTTCGGTATGGCATAGATACGGGTATGGTGACAAAGTGCCATACGAAGAGGCATATAAAAACCACCCGTGCACAGTGTGGGCCGGTGAGAATAATCCTAACTACAATTGGTTGTGGCGACATGGTATGGCGTTGTGTAAGGAGTACACAAAGCGATACGCCAGAGTCCACAAATGCCAGAAGGTGATTGAAGCGGTAAAGCCATTTTCCCGTATCTGGTTGCTGCCCTTTATCATGGACAATGAGGCGTCTCGATTTATTGCTCACCCACAATGTATGCCCGAAGAATACAAGGCAGTTAATCCTATAGATGCCTATCGAAGTTATTACAAAGGTGATAAAGTACGCTTTGCCAAATGGGACAAGGGCACTCCGGCTCCTGACTGGTGGAATATTCAAACAACATGAGGAAATTTTGTATTTACACTGGCTGCTGTTTGGTGTTATGATTAGCTATCTTGGTTACGTCGTGGCAGCCGCTGTCGTGAACACAATCTGCGGCTGTCTGCAATAAACGCACAAATTTATAGGAGCAAATAATTATGTCCGACCGTAAGCAGCAAACCGGGGAGTATAGAGACCCGGTGACGGGCAAAACTCTTCTTAAAATGGAGATGGACCGACAGGGCATCACCGGGGCAGAATTAGCGAGACTTGTAGGAAAGTCAGGCGCGGCACTCCGGCGCTATGCTCGCGGGGAATCTAAGCCCTCATTAGAATTAGCAACGAACATATCTCAAATTTTAGGAAAGCCCATCAATGAGCTATTCAAGACGGAGTTTACCGAGGTAATAACATGGCGGTCGGTGGCCGAGTGCTTGCTAAGAGCCCCAGCGAGTGTTTTGGATGAGCGAGCTACCATTTTTCAAGTGACCGACACCTTGGCTGTAAATGTTATCCGAGCCCGGCGTGGCTACCCCGCAACAAACTACTTCGGTACAGAAAGGAGCAAGTGATGTACACCACAGAACAGCTAAATAGACTCGCACTGCCCCCGGAGTTGGATTTCGATCCGGTTCTCCGGCCCATCGAACATGAGGGCACGGCTCTTCCACCTACTATCGGGCAGAAAATTGTGCGGGCAGATACAAACGATGTACTGGGCATCGTAAAGTCCCGCTATACTCCCCAGCCCTACTCTGCCCTGTGGGAGCCGTTGATCGATGGACTGTGTGCGTCGGAGTTAGACCTAAGTGAAGCCACAGCTACGTTCCGTAGTGTTCGGGATGGTGCTGCCATGCTGGCAGACATTACTCTCAAGAATTACAACTACGACAAAATTGTGGGCGAGCCTACTGCACTGGCATTGAGAGTACGAAACTCTGTGGACGGCACTACCAAATACGAAGTTAGTGCCCGGATTCTTAGGCTGGCGTGTCTCAACGGCATGACACGGGTGAGCGAAAGTACGAGTGCTCGCTTTATGCATACAGCAGGCACGGACCCAGAGCGGATTGGAAAAGTGGCGAGCGAGTGGCCGCTTGCACTGGAACAAGATGCCCACTTGTTCAATCATATGAGACAAGTTCCAGTGTCTGTGGAAACCGCCCAAACCTTTCTAGCTAAGAATTTGTGCTTTACTAGAACGCGAACTAAGGTTAAGACAAATGAAAAATGGCTTAACCGCATGATGGCGACTCACGATTCGTATCGTGCCAGCATTGGAGATAATGGATATGCGTTTTATAATACACTCACCCACTACGGAACCCACGTTGACACTGACAGTGGCCGCCAAACTACTGACGTAGGTCAACGTGCGCTCCAGCAAGAGAGGAATGTGACGGCCCTTGTGCGGGGGCCTGCATTCAAGAACCTCGTCGAGTACGATGTGTTCGAGCGGCAGTTTAGCTCCTCACTCGCCGCGTAACTTTCTTGCTGTAAAGTTAGAATTTGTTGCGTTTGTGCCTTCTTTGGCGTAATAAATTCTAATGAGCTAGCAGGTGGCGGGTATGAGATTGTTCCCTCTCGTACCCGCCGCTTGTGGTTTAGGACAACAGGAGGTGTTGAGAATGACATATCTAGAATTATTGAAAGAACTGGGCACCTTCTCTGAGGAAGAGTTGGATCAGGCCGTGACGATTGAAGATGTGCGTGGTGAATTGTTTGACGTACAATATCTTGTACGACCCAAGTCTAACTCTAAGCAGGGGAATTTTATGCGACTGTTTGAGTGGCATATTCAGTGAACCGAGGCGAAGCGTTATTATTGACTAGAAATTATACTTACCACGAGGCACAGCGAGTCGGAATACTAGAGTTATGGAATACAGCGCAGATTGTATTACACAAGGGAGGAAAGAAAAAAAGGCAAATGGAAACTAAAGATTCTCAAAACTGGCTCAATGCGAGATTTTCTACGTACATTCGAGATCATAACGCGGCTTTCCGAGATGCGATTAAGAAGGGTATGAAAGATCCGCAAAATTGGTTGTACCAACACACACAGACCTGCGTCCGAGGTGGAACGTCGCATGACAGCGTTAGCCTTTCCGACGCCGGGCTAAGGGATTGGTTCAGGCATAAACACGACCCAAAAAAGTGGGTCCAGTACATTGTGCCTCCTGATAGTGCGCCACTCTTGCATTTAAAATAAACACACATCGATGGGGATCGAACATGGAAATAAGTTTTAGGGGAGTAGCGGCTATCATTGAAGGGCTAACGCGGCTGAATGAACGTAAGTCGCGTACTCTTGAGTTGGAACGTGAAGCTGAGTTGATACGCGCTAATGATCGACGAAGTGACGCACTAAAAGAAGTCAGGGACGACGATTTCCGGGCGCACGACCTACCACTAGACGCTGTGCTGGTCTTGCAGAAATCGATGGAAGTCCGCAAAGATGATGTTGCTGATGAAGAAAATCGTGCTGATAACCGCCGCGCTGACGAACGCTATGAAACTAATCGAGAGGATGATGAATAGTAATTTTGATTATAGACGCTGGCGAATCGAGAAACATCTGCACGTTACAGAAACGTATACGATTACTGCGGCCAGTGAAGAAGAGGCGCTTGAGACAGCGAATCAAACGGCCCCGGATGTAATTGACACTTCGCTAGTTTCAATCGATGCCACGCTTATGTTTGATTCTTTAACTTCTCGGACAGTCTATGAAAGTGAGGATGATCGGGAAGAAGGAGATATAGACGATGAGTACGAGGACTGTGCGACCATCAAGAGCTAGTAGGAGAAGACTTGTGACCTATGCTGATTTGGCTAAGGCGCTTGAGAAAATGACGGAGGACCAAAAGTGTCAGCCGGTTATGGTTCGCACGGCTGAAGGGCACTACCATGAAGTGAGCCATTCTAGTATTGACATGGTGAAAAATTTGTTTGACGATAGATTACTATACTTACAATTAAATTTTCACGGAGCACAAAAAAATGATTGAAATGATTTTGGGACTGTGGCTAAAAAGTTTGGTATTGATCGGCTTTATCACATTTCATGCCCTAATCGGCGTGATGTTCTGGGTAGTCTATCAAGAAGTGAGAGACGCCATCGTGAAGTATCGTACTCCAACCCCCCACAGCATCTATGATTAAGCGAGGGTGGATGATCACAGACATGGACACTGCTCTTCGAAATACAATCGGTAGTGTAGCACCCTTTCCGAAATTTGTAATGAACTCATTGCGTCAAATCCTTATGCACAAGCCCGAAACTATGCCTACTACTGGCTTTGGTACCTACAAATGGGAAGATGGGGAAGTGTACACTGGTCACTGGCTCAACGGGAAGCAGCACGGAACGGGGATTATGTATTACGCGCCCGATGGGTTCAGTCACATGGGTGAGTGGTGTGAGGGAGAACCACATGGCAAAGGCACAGTGACTTGGCCGGATGGTAGTAAGTTTGAAGGAGAGTGGATCAAAGGTAGACGAATTAAAGGCGAGCACGATGACTACGCATGAAAAAAGATATTTTTCCATAGACTTTGAAAAGTATGGACATCAAACGGATCATAAAAGTTTGTATGTGGATGTGCCACTAAATGAGGTAACTGTAAAGATAGAACTGCTTGACCCGATTGGCACTCAAAAGGTCAAGCGAATTGCATGCCATGTTTATCCGTTGGGGGAAACAGAAGGCCATCCCTTACAATCCTTGTATCACTATGACACAAAATATACTGAAGCGTTGAACGCTGATCCGACCATGGTACAGGAAATGATTTTGGAGGACAGTCCATGATGGAGATAACTTGGTCCGCAGCATATATGCTCATGGGAATGCTTTTTTTCTATGACAGCACTTTCCCACATCAACTGTTGAATATGACTGATTTTGAGGACATCTACTGTCTCTCAGCGAACGCATATCACGAAGCTCGCGGCGTCAATAGACAAGAACAGATTGCTGTCACGCAAGTCGTGATGAACAGATCCCTTGCACCATTTTATCCGACCGATGTTTGTGATGTGATTACACAGCCTCATCAATTCACTTGGTATTCGGACGATATTCCCAATGACATCACAGACTTAGTGGCGTGGGAAGAAGCGGTAAAAGCGGTGTTGTTTGCCTATAAACCTTACAAGGATTTTGGTGGACTGTATGAAGGTGCTGCGACATGGGCACAACTGAAACGATTAGGAATATCGCAGGACATTATTGTTCGTGACTTGGTGCATGGTGCGACCCATTACTATGCCCACAAGAAGATCGGAAAACCCCACTGGGCACGGGGCATGATTGTCACGACGATACTGGAAGGCCACACTTATCTTCGTGGGTATTAGAAGGAATCAAACAATGCCGATTGTTGAACAATATGAGTACACAAATTATGTAAAATCATTGGAAACGGAAAACCAAAAGCTCCATGCACTTGTGTTGTTGTACAAGAATAAATTGGAAGAGGCTTTAGGAGAAGAGGAGGGCACTGATGAATACAACGATCAAAGAAAAGTTTCACGATCTGTTGAATGAGATGATCGAAGAAGAAGTGCGAGAACAAATTATGTTTCGCACTCGTGAATTACATGATCGCATGGGCATGTTGGAGCGTCGTTGTGCTTCGTTGGCGAGGGAAGTAATGAATGGCAACAAAAGCAGGACGAAGTAAAAAATTAAGAGGTGCAATCGATACTCGGCCTAATTGTGAATATGATAACTGTACAAACAAAGCGGATATTACAGCGTCCGGGTGGGTACCCGCCTTATGCGCTCAACATTATTTAGATACACATGAATCTTACACGCGAGCAAAAACAAAAGATTCAAGAGGCAAGGGGTAACCCACAGCAGACATTAAGAGTGGTTGTCCCTAAACTTGAAGCTATTTTGCATGAACCCATGCCTGTTTTGGATCATGGGTTCGTCCGTGTCATTGACTACATGGGTGATGACGCTGCGGTAGTGCAAGCAGCGCGTGTATCTTATGGCAAAGGGACGAAAAAGGTACGAGAAGATGCTGGCTTGCTAAATTATTTAATGCGACACCAGCACTCTACCCCGTTCGAGATGTGTGAAATTAAAGTTCATGTAAAGCTACCTATTTTTGTAGCTCGACAATGGATAAGACATAGGACAGCGAACGTCAATGAATACTCGGCTCGCTACTCAATACTGGATAATGAATTTTATGTACCTACACTTAATAACCTAGCGGAACAGTCGGGTACTAACAGACAAGGCCGAGGGGATGTACTGTCTACCGAAGCAGGTAAGAGAGTGCAGGATTTACTACGCGAAGATGCAGAGCGAAGCTACCGGGACTATGATCATTTATTGAATGACGAAAATTTATCTAGGGAATTAGCGAGGATGAACCTGTCCCTTAACTTTTATACACAGTGGTATTGGAAAACAGACTTATATAACTTGCTCCGATTTTTGTTGCTGCGCTGTGATGCACACGCACAATATGAGATTAGAGCATATGCTGATGTACTGTTGGGTATCCTCAAGCGTTGGGTTCCGCTTACCTATGACGCATTTGATAAGTATCAATTGAACGGGTACTACCTATCTAGACCGGCCATGAATTTTGTTCGGAAGATGATTGCTGGGGAGGCAGTAGATGCGGAGGATACGGAGCTATCCAAACGTGAGTTGAATGAGTTGTTGGAGATTCTATGATGATTGATTTACTGTTAAGTATTCCTGATTTTTTGCGCCGGAGAAAGCGTAGAGGACGGCCCCGCAAGGCAGAAGAAGTGGTAGCAGTTGTTGAAACTACCGAGGCCATCTTAGAAAGATTGTCTGAGTGGCAAGCAATCAAGCGGATACGGTACGGTGAAAAGTACACCATGACTTTAACAAATGAGTTGCCTAGATTTGGAACAGGCAGACGAACATTCTATGTAAAAGAAGGACGGAAGTGGGCGCACTTTACCTTGCACGTTGGCGATCCTGCCAAAACTAAGAGTCGGATTCGTGGTAAGCTACCCTTGAAACAGTGGCAAGCTATGAAGGAGCAAATGACAAATGAAACTAAAACAAAAAACAATAGCAGGCGTCGTAGCACTTTATAAAACTACCCCGGAGTTTACTCGGAAGATAAAAAGCGACAAGACTCGGACACAGTATGCGTATCAACTATCTAAATTATGTGCTTTGAAAGGAGTAGCCGAGCTACCTGTATCTGAACTCAATGTAGCGAAGTGCCAAAAGATTTATTGGCAACTGTTGGAAAGTACCACTAAGGACGGTACTCGTTTTGCAAATGTCACGTTGCAAATTGCGACCCGTGCTTGGAACGTGATGATGAAATATGATGTGCTTGAAAAGAACCCGTGGCAATTTGTGGAGCGCACAAGGCCCGATCCTAGAAATACTGTATGGAACCTAAGTGACTTTAGAACTTTTCTAAAAACTGCATTTGGGGAACCTAAGTGGAGAAACATTGGTCTATTGGTTCGGATTCAAGTGGAGCTAGGCCAGCGAATCAATGACATTCGACTAGCCCAGTGGGGTAATTTTAATTTAGAAGAACAACTTTACAGTCGGGAAGTCATTCAGAAAACGCGGGAAAGGATTCCCGGTATTCCATTGTCGCCTGAGTTGACGCAAATGTTGATAGACCAGAAAGCAGAATATGATTTTCAGGAATGGGTAGTTCCCCATCCACGAAGTTTAAAACCATACTCGGAGCACAATATTTCCAGTAGCTTTCAAAGCATTCGTGAAGCAGCCGGATTACCCGACACACTACAACTTCGAGACATACGCCGCACAGTGCTAACGGATTTAGCAAACTGTGGTGCAACCGATACAGAAATCATGGCATACTCTGGACATAAGAACAGAGAGAGCCTAAACCCGTATGTGCGAATCAGTACGGAACAAGCTCGCAATGCAGCCGCGAAAAGACAGTTTGATCCTGCTTCCATTATGGAGGACATTGACGAATGAACGTCGCCGCCTTCATTGAAGATTTAAACTTAGGTCTTGAGGAACAACATCGAGGCGACTGTCCTGTTTGTAGTGGGAACAATACGTTTACAGTTACCCGAAACAGAGATGGGATTTTGTACAACTGCTACAAAGCTGACTGTAATATCTCAGGCAAACAATCTTCTCAAATTCGTGTTTCGGATTTAACAGCGAAAGCTCAAGTCCCAACTACACCTTTTGTTTTGCCACCACATGTTCTGATGGGACGACCTGAGATAACAAGGTGGATTGAGACACACGAATATCCGTTTGAAAATGTTGAACTGTACTATGACATAAAAGAAGAACGGATTGTCTTTCCGGTTCGGCATGAAGGAAAGATTGTAGACGCTACAGGCAGATCCATCAAAAAGGCCGTGGTTTCTATCTCAAAAACCTCATACAACTGGAGAAACTGCCAGCCAAAATGGAAACGCTATGGCTCTTCTTCCCATGCCTACACGCATGGAACTGGGGATGTAGCAGTGATTGTCGAGGATGCCATTTCCGGGGCCATGGTGGGGGCTACAATCGCCACCGCTACGGGGGTAGCCCTGATGGGTACCTCCTTGCTTTCGTCGCATGTGGAGCAACTGAGAGCGTTTGAGGGGGTAATTATTGCTCTGGATCCTGATGCCTTGAAAAAAACCCTGTTATTGAGTCAGGAATTACGCAGTAAGTTAGATACAAATAAGATTTTCTCTATGAAATTAGAGGACGATCTGAAGTACAGAAAGAATAATGACATATTGAAGTTAAAAGACAAGGTGTGGGAATTTACAGAGATGTATGGAGGGCCAGCATGGAGATAGGTTTATTGCGAACCCTAACAAATCGAGAGTTCTATGTTGCACATAGAAATTTAGTTAAGGAAAAGATATTTCGGAGCAATGAGACTCGTTCGATTAAGCGCACAATCGATCTGGGTATGAAGGAGTATGAGCACGATTTAACTCCTGCCGACATCGAAGCTTTATTTTGGACAAAGAATGGGACACTCACTACAGCACAGAAAAATGTATACCACGAGTTGTTTCAGAAGATTGAAAACACTGAGCCACTGAATGTGGAAGTGGTGCAGGATGTACTGCGAGTATTGAACAGAGAAGATGCTGCGAATGAACTTGCAGAAATTGCATTCAAAATGTCCAACGGAGAGATCACTTCTCTGCATCGGGTATTAGAATTTATTGATAATCGAGAGAATGATTTTCTACCGGCGTTAAAAGTAAGATTTGAGAGTATGGACATTGATTCTTTACTCGCAAAATCTAAAGATGATTTCAAGTGGACAATAAACATTTCCAGTGTAGCGAAGCTTGTGCCGGGGGTGAATGCAGGACAACTTATTCTTGGGGCAGCCCGGCCCAACACAGGGAAAACTTCTAGCCATGCGTATCTTTGTGCTGGGCCTAATGGGTTTCTAGCACAAGGAGCGAAGGTGTTGGTGTTAGCCAACGAAGAAGCCCCCAATAGAGTTGCCGCTCGGTATCTTGTTGCAGGTTGCGGTATGCCGATTGCAGAAATACCTCGCAACAGGGAACGTGCGGATCAACTGTTTAATCCTATCAAGAAAAGAGTTCATATTGCGGATGCTACGGGTTGGGATTTAGACAGACTTGAACGTGCAGTCAAAGCATACCAGCCGGACATTTTAGTTGTAGACATAGCTGATAAAGTGCAACCAGAAGGTCGCTACACGTCAGCCCACGAACAATTGAAAGCTATTTATATTCGGCTGCGAATTGTTGCCAAGCAATATAACTGTGCCATCTTTGCTATGTCTCAGTTGTCCGCTGAAGCAGAAGGCAAAGTGATGGTGGATATGTCTATGCTGGAAGGTAGTCGCACCGGCAAGGCTAGTGAAGCGGATGTTCTCTTCTGTTTGACAAAAACACCAATGTTAGAAGGAGAGCAAGAAGGGGACCGGCCTGAACGTCATTGGATTATCTGCAAGAACAAGTTGACGGGGCGGCACGGTCGAGTTGTTACAATGTTTGATCCATTAACTGCAACCTTTCAAGCATAGGGTAGCTTTATGAAACTCACTATCGACATTGAAAATACTGTGAGTAGAATGGAGAATGGGAAGCTATTGCTTGATCCATTTACTCCGGGCAACAAGTTAGTCTTAGTTTGCACTAAGCAAGATGACGGGACTGAATCTTCATACTGGTTCCATCATAAGACCCACAGCACAGAAAATGCCAAGGAGTTGTTGCAAGCTCAACTCGACGAAGCAACTGTTTTAATTTGCCATAATGCACAGCATGAGTTGATGTGGTTGTGGGACACTGGCTTTACTTATGATGGGCCGGTGTTTGACACTATGCTGGGTGAATATGTGTTACAGCGGGGGCAAAAGAGTCCGCTTTCTCTAGAGGCTTTGGCTGAGAAATGGACGCTAGACAATCGCAAACTGGACACTCTGAAAACGCAACTTGCAAAGGGTGTTTCGGTTGATGAAATTGATGGAGATCAACTTGAAGAGTATTGTCTAGTAGATGTTCGGGCTACTCAAGAACTAGCTACAGTGCTTAGGAAGCGGATGTTTTCTAAGGAGTATGCGCCGTTACAAAATATCATTGAGCTTACAAACCAGACGTGTGTGTTACTAACAAAAATTCACTGTCGAGGTTTTAAGATAGATACAGATGCACTTGATGCAGTGCGCTCAGAGTTTGAACAGGAGCTTCAAGAGTTACGAGTTTCCTTAGAAAGACAAATCCACGATTTGATGGGTGATACGCCAGTCAATTTATCTTCGCCTGAACAACTTAGTAAAGTGATCTTCAGTCGGGTACCTTTAGAAAAAGCTACATGGCTTGCTCATTTTTCTCCGTACATGAAGAAGAAAGAGTACGATGATACAGTCAAAAAACATTCTGAGATTGTGTACAAAACATCGGCGGTTTCATGTGGACAATGTGGCGGCAAGGGCTTTATCTTTGCTCGCAAAAAGGACGGCACAGTAGGTAAAGCAAAACGCATATGTAAGCCGTGCAACCGCACTGGCATTGTGTATTTACCTCAAAAGAAAATTGCTGGACTAAAATTCTCTGCCCCGTCTGCACGATGGGTAGCAAATCATGGCTTTGTCACCAATAAAGGAAGTCTTGAAATTCTAGAGTCTATGGCAAAGCGACTCGGCATGAAAGAAGCAGAGACGTTTCTCCATAACATTCGTAGATTGTCTGCCCTTGAAACCTATCTCTCCAGTTTTGTGGAGGGTATTCAAACTTTTATGAAACCTGACAAGCGTTTGCACGTTCGCCTTGTGCAACACAGAACTACGACAGGTAGGCTTGCTTCAGATAGTCCTAATCTTCAAAACATGCCCAGAGGAAATACCTTTCCTATAAAAAGGGTTTTTCGTTCTCGCTGGGCGAGTGGTCGAATCATAGAGGCAGACTTTGCTCAACTAGAATTTAGAACTGCTGCATTTTTAGGCCAAGATCCTGTAGCTAAACAAGAAATTGAAACGGGGTTTGATGTTCATAGTTACACAGCAGAGGTAATTACAAAGGCCGGACAGAAAATGGGACGGCAAGAGGCTAAGGCTCACACCTTTGCACCGTTGTTTGGTGCTACTGGGTATGGCCGTACTAAGGCAGAGGCCGCGTACTACGAGCAGTTTACAGACAAGTATGAAGGTATTCGCACTTGGCATTCACGGTTAGCAGACGAAGTTATGAGGACAGGTATGGTGACTACTCCGACTGGTCGCCAGTTTTCATTTCCTGATGCTACTCGCACGGCTAGGGGTGGGGTGACCTATTTCACGGCCATTAAGAATTACCCGGTTCAATCTCTGTCAACCGACATTGTGCAACTGACATTGCTGTTGGTAGAAGCGAACATGCGACGGTATAATTTACAAAGTTTGATCGTAAATAGTGTACATGATAGCATTGTTGTGGACACATATCCCGGTGAAGAAAATTTTGTAACCCAAAGTATTTCTGAGGCAGAACAAGAACTTAGACAAGCTTTCTTACAGAAGTTTGAAGTTGACTTTGACGTGCCCCTGCTTTTAGAATGTAAGGTAGGCGATAATTGGATGGACGTGCATTAATCACTTGACTTACTCTGCACTTTCGATATAATGGTGCCTCTTTGAAAGGAGTCCTTTTTCTATGGACACACAAGTAACAACACTTAACACCGATAATTTTGCTGCGCTGGCTGCTCAGATGGGGCAGGATTTTTCAAGCAGTACATCTGTAAGTACAGCAAATACATTGGTTCGGTTACGAATTATGCACTCCGCAATCATGGGTACTGTCAATCAAGATGGTAAGCAGCGGAAGATGGAAGTCGTTCCCGGCGGGACGTTTCGGGCAGACGATGGAACTGGAAACTATGCCTATGCAGAGTCAGTAACACTGCGCCCATTCAAGCAAAGTTTTTCGTACCGGCGATATATCCCTTACGCAAAACCAGATGCTCAAGGACGCAAGGGTAAGTTCGTTAAGACAGTTATGACGAGCGATTATTCCCAGTTTAATAATAACGATGTGATGGACGACTCCGGTGGATTTAACTGCGGTCGTCCTTCCGGTTATATCAAGGACTGGAAGGCATTGCCGGACGATCAAAAGCAATTGATCAAGTCCGTGAAGCGTGTCCGTGCGATCTTTGGTGAAGCTACATTTAACAATGCGGTTGACGCCGCTGGTGAGGCGATTGATACAAACGGTCCAATTCCCGTTATCTGGGAAATAGACAACAACAATGCCTTTAAAATTATGGGTGAAGTGTTGCAGAAGTATTCCTCTGCCAAGAGGATGTTTCCTCAACATTCAATGGAGATTACAACGACTGGCTCTCCAATGGCGAATGGTAACATGCTTTATATGCCAGAGCCGACACTGGATCTGACACAAATCATTGAACTAGATGAAGAAAAAGATGGTGCTACTCTTCAGATGTTCTTAACTTGGGTAGAAAACTATAACAAGTATGTGAGTGAGAGCCATACCAAAAATTCTCCCAACGGTGGTTTTAGCAACGCTGAAACTGAGACGATAGAGAGTTTTATTGAAGTTGATGCGTAGGAATGGAACACCCAGCCGAGTTAAAGGTTTACTCATTCTTAGATAAAGCTCGACAGGGTAAAGCAAAACTCTCCGATGAGACAGTCACTACGATTGTCAAGCATGTGGAAGCAGCGGTTAAGCGTCAGTTTCAATCTGATGAAGCACGAACTTTTAGATTACGCGCCAGCAACATAGGCAAAGCAACGTGCCAACTCTGGTTTGCTAAAAACAAACCGGAAACCGCTGTTCCACCTTCTTCCCACTTTCTCTTACGGATGTTGATCGGTGACATAACCGAAGCTGTGTTCAAAGGCTTGTTGAGAGAAGCCGGGGTAGATTTTGAAGAACCCGAAAGAGTAGAAACAGACATTGGAGGTCAGAAAATATCAGGTGAATATGATCTGATCCTCGATGGTAAGGTAGATGACATTAAGAGTGCAAGCCCTTGGTCCTACCGAAACAAATGGTTAGACGGCAAACACATTGAGGAAAACGATAGCTTTGGGTATGTGGGACAACTCACAACCTACGCCAAAGCTAAGAACGTAGAGCCGGGTGGTTGGTGGGTTATCAATCACAGTTCCGGTGAATTTAAGTATGTTCCCTATCAGAGTGATCCAGTTGAAGTAACTCAAAAACTAAATGATACCGTTCATAAGCTAGACAAAAATGAATTTGCTCGATGTTTTAAACCAGTTAAAGAAACATTTCGGGGTACCCCAACAGGGAACCATGTCCTCGGAACAGAGTGTAAATTTTGCGACTATAAATATGCTTGCTGGGGTGACAGTCTGAGTGAAGAATCTTCGCGAGTCAGCAAGGCCAAGGACAAACCCACGGTCTTTTATGTAGATACAGAACATGTAACTTAATGAAAGAGATCACCATCACACTCGACATGATTGAGTGTGCTCGACAAAAATCTACTGAGATGGGGGTACTACATAATTCCATTTTGCGTGGACGGGGGAACCTCGCTGGGTTTGTCGGAGAACAAATAGCCCTACAATGCTTAGGAGGAGAGATTAACAACACCTTTGAGTATGACATTGTTTTACCTGATGGACGCACGGTGGATGTTAAAACCAAACAAACATCTGTAAGACCCTTACCCGAATATGACTGTAGTGTAGCCAAGTATAATACAAAACAAGACTGTGATTTCTATGCCTTTGTACGAGTGAAAGGCGATCTAACCATCGGATGGTACTTAGGCATGATAGAGAAAGATACTTATTTCGAGAAGGCACAATTCTTAACAAAGGGAGAAGTGGATTCTTCCAATGGATATAAAGTCAAGGCCGATTGTTATAATGTTAAGATTAAAGATTTGAATTAGTGAGATACGCACGATGGATAGCTTTTGGAATTACGATCTCTGCCCTGTTATTTCTAACTTCAGGACAAGTCTCTCTTCAGTGGATTGGGTGGAGCCTATCATGTCTCTCTTGTTTGGTATGGGCTTACTTTGCTCGTCTGGACGAGGACACTCCTAGAATGTTGATGGAACTATGCGTCTTCGTTACTGCTGTCATTGGTGTATATAATTGGCTTGACCACGCTTAAACTAAAACTATTAGCCCTATTATTCATAGGGTTTTTTGTTGTTAATCCCTCCACTCTTTCTGTTATAGAACATTTAACAACAGGACCACAAGAAGCACTTGTAAGACGCCCTCCCGATTATGTCAGAGTAGTAAATAATGCAATTCAATAGTAGAGGGTACAGAAAAGCTAGGCGTAAGGGGTACCGTTCAAACCTTGAGTGGTCTATTGCACAACAAATTCAAAAAGCAAAACACGAACTCCGCTACGAAATTATTAAAATTCAATGGGTAGACTTTAGTATACGTTCCTACACACCAGATTTTGTGTTAGACAATGGTATAGTGTTAGAGGTTAAAGGATACTGGAGTACATCGGATAGACGTAAGCATCTGGAGATTAAGAGACAACATCCAGAGTTAGATATTCGATTGGTGTTTGAAAATTCTAGCCGTAAAATTCGTAAAGGGTCAAACACGTCTTATGGAAAATGGTGTGACAAGAAAGACATTATCTACTGCGATAGAGTAATTCCAAAAATCTGGTTGAAAGAAAAATTTAAGTCTATGCCTCCTAAACTCACTGAGGCTAATTTGAAAACGGAGGACATTGAATGAGTATTCAGGATCATCTAGAGCCTAATGATTTTGTAGTGATTATTCGGCCTATGAGAGAAGCGTATACAGAAGTAGATCCCAATCTCCCCCTTGATACAGAACCAGATGGACAGCCACGCTGGACGGGTGAAGTACAAGTTGCCATCGTTGCGGATACTAGTAACTCGGAATTGAGAACAGAAGAATTTGAAGGCATGATACAACTTTCAAACTTAGCAGCCGCGTCTATAGCTGCGATGGAAGAGAATCAATTCATACACGAAATCATTCAATCATATGCTCAAACTCATATGATTACACCCATGTCTGAATCGCTAGAAAAGTTTACAAATAATGTTTTAAGTTTTTCCACCATTACAAAAGGGAATGCATAGCATGGCTGAAACACAAGACGAGATAGACAAACGAGTTCGGAACGGTAGGTTTGCAGATTTAGGAACCATCGCTGCTCAAGTTGCTAAGACGGAAGCACAGCTACCCTTGCCGACAATGGAAAATACAGTAATTGATAATGTGAATCATCCCAAACATTACAACGCACATGGGATTGAATGTATTGAAGCTATCCGTGCCACTCTGACTGACGAAGAGTTTAGAGGATACTGCAAAGGTAACGTGTTAAAATACACATGGAGAGAACAGTACAAAAATGGTGATGAAGATTTAAGAAAGGCCGAGTGGTACCTGAGTAGGTTGATCAATGATATACGGAAACATGAACCGACGAGCTAAAGTTTCTCTAACACTAGAGCTAGACCCTGATGAGTTTTTAATGCCCGTGGATGGAGATCCCACGGAAGAACTAACCGTAATGATAGAAGAGTTAGTCGAACACTTGATTGGTACGAAGCTCATTAACTTAAAAATAAAATGCACACAGGAGCAATAAATGACGGAAATGAGCGACTACCAAAATACTATTCATCGATCTAGATATGCTAGATGGGTAGAAGAATCAGGGAGAAGGGAGACGTGGCCGGAAACAGTTGAACGGCTTCTTTCTTTTTATCAAACGTATATCAAGCAAGAGCATGACGTAGAGCTACCCCCTGAGCTTTACACAGAACTATTGCACTCAATCCTTTCGCTGGAAGTTATGCCCAGTATGAGAGCAATGATGACGGCTGGCACAGCATTGGAGCGCAATCATATTGCAGCATACAACTGTGCCTATTTAACGGTCGATAGCCCCAGAGCATTTGATGAATGCCTCTACATTTTGTTACATGGCACGGGTGTTGGGTTTAGTGTAGAGCGGCAGTATGTCAATCAACTACCAATGGTTCCTGATGTTTTTGAAGAAACTGAAACTACGATTATCGTACAGGACAGTAAAGAAGGTTGGTATAAAGCATACAAAGAGCTAATCAATCTGCTGTATGCAGGTATGATTCCTCAATGGGATCTTTCTCGGATTCGTCCAGCAGGGGCCAAACTCAAGACATTTGGGGGCAGAGCTAGTGGCCCCGACCCGCTTGAAGATTTGTTTACCTTCACGGTCAATGCTTTCAAGAAAGCTGCTGGTCGTAAGCTATGCTCGATAGAATGCCACGATATTATCTGTAAGGTAGCTGATGTAGTGGTGGTAGGTGGTGTGCGTAGAAGCGCACTGATTAGTTTGTCTAATCTATCAGATGATCGTATGCGTCATGCAAAGTCTGGTTCATGGTGGGACGTAGAGCCACAAAGAGCACTAGCAAATAACAGTGTTTGCTTTACTGAAAAGCCTGACATTGGAACATTCATGCGTGAGTGGCTTGCTCTGTACGACAGTAAATCTGGTGAGCGAGGTATCTTTAATCGTAAGTCCGCACAAACTCAAGCGGCCCGTTATGAACGGCGTGATCCCAAGATCGAGTATGGCACGAACCCGTGTAGTGAAATCATTCTACGCCCAAAGCAGTTTTGTAATCTCAGTGAGGTAGTTGTTCGTTTCTCTGACACCGTTGAGACTCTGAAAAAGAAGATTGAGTTTGCGACTATCTTAGGTACGATTCAAGCTTGCTTTACCGACTTCAAGGGATTGAGTCGGCATTGGCGTAGAAACACAGAAGAAGAACGTCTGTTGGGTGTCAGTCTCACTGGCATTATGGACAATGCTATGATGTCCAATAAAACGGATGATGATCTTGCTGCTATCTTAGATGAACTTCGCCTTCATGCGGTGGCCGTCAACAAAGAATGGGCAAAGAAACTGGACATTGAACCGTCCGCTGCTATCACTTGTGTTAAGCCGTCCGGCACAGTCAGCCAACTTGTAGATGCTTCTAGTGGCATACACCCTCGCCACAATCAATACTACATTCGGACCATTCGTGCCGATAAGAAAGATCCACTGACCCAGTTTTTAATTGATCAAGGATTTCCCCATGAGGATGCAGTAGAGAAACCTGACAGCACTACTGTCTTTTCATTCCCCATGTGTGCCCCTGACGGAGCTACAACACGTCAAGATATTACAGCGATTGAACATCTTGATTTGTGGAAACTGTATGCCGATCATTGGTGCGAACATAAGCCATCGATTACTGTGAGTGTGAAAGAGAGCGAATGGATACAGGTTGCTAACTATGTGTATGACAACTTTAACTCTATGTCTGGTGTAAGTTTCCTGCCTATGACTGAGCACACCTATAAGCAAGCACCCTATCAAGATGCGACACAAGCTCAATGGGAACAAGCTTTACTTACCATGCCAGATCATGTAGAATGGGAAACTTTTGCAGCATATGAAACGGAAGATACTACTACGGGAACACAAGAACTAGCTTGCACCGGAAATGTGTGCGAGGTAGTTGATTTTCCCACCCCGATTGAAGCCGCGTAACTTTGAGAAAAAAATCCATGCAACCGAAAGAACGCCACCCTCCACTTCGCATTCAGATGGAGAAGGGGTACCGTGCTTTTCATACTGGTCGGATAGTGAACCCTTACAAAGAAGGTTCCTCCTTTTACAAGGAATGGGAGCGGGGGTTTAATAAAGCCTACTTTGAGAATTTGGAAAAGCTAAATGGTAAGTAAACTAGAACAAGAAGCTTTAGCTTTTGTCAAAAAAAAGGAAGGCCAAAAGCCTTCCACAAGTAAAAAGATTAAATTACATAACCGCACTCTAAAGGTGGGGTATAGAGATATTTCTATCCATGTTGTTAAACCAGACTTTATAAATGAGAATATTGGGTCTGGTGATTACGGCCAGTTTTTACCGAAGCAAAATAGAATTGAAATTCAAGCCCAGCAACAGCCTCTTGATGAAGTAAATACAGTTCTTCATGAGTTGCTTCATGTGATCATTAATGATATTGGTGAAACACAGAAGGGTGGAGTATTAGCCGATGAAGAGACAGAGGAAAAGTTTATTTACAACGCAGCTAATTATTTGGCTCAAGTCTTTCGTGACAATCGGTGGCTACTAGATTATTTACAGGCTCAATTTAAAGCAACCAAACTTTAAGGACACTCTCAATGAATCTAGAAAATATCATTATTTTAGTAATGACGGGTGCAGTAATAGTTCTTGGTGTTGCATACATTCTTGTCACGTCTAATAAAACCACTAGCTCCGTAGAGGCTGTTGCTGCTGTTTATGAACCACACCAACCCGCTGTCGTGTTGTTAGAGGATTTAGAACTACGGGCAAACGGGTTGTATTACAAAAAGTTTTCTAACCCTACCTTCACGCCTTACACTGGCCCAGTGACGATTATTAGAAAAGGCCATATTGATAATGGTGTTCTTGTCGAGTTTGATTTAAGACCACTCATTGAGAATTAAGAACGATACTTTTTAGTTTTCTTAGCAATTCTCTTGGGTTGTTTAACAAACTGCTTGCCAGCTTTTGTGCCCTTACGTTTAGCTGCAGTAGTTGCTGCGTATTCTTGCGGAGAAAGAGCAGCGATAGCTTTCGCTGGTAAGTAACGCTCACCAGTTTGACCGGAAGGTTTACCTGACTTAGTTCTCCACTTTTGTTTTGTCCATTTTTTTAGGGACTTTTGAGATTTTTTAAGAGCCATTACTTGTAGCCCCCACCCTTTGCTTTGTATTCTTTTGCAAGCATCTGAGCTTTTCTAGCGGACCATTGACCCGGCTTACCTCCCTTTGACCCTGCTTTAATTTTGGCAAACAGTCTTTTTCGCATAGTGGGTTTGGTGTAATTACCCGCTTCATTTACTCTGCTTTTAGGTTTGCGTTTAGCCTTACTCACTTGATGCCTCCCTGTAAAAGATTGGTCAACCTGTCTCTTAAATTATTACAAAAGTCCCAGATAGAAGATATTTGTTTAGAGTGCATGTCCATTTCAGCGCGTAACTTTACTGTTTCCACATAAGCATCGCGCCTGTCTAATTCTTTTTCTAGTTGATCTAAGTCTTTGCGTAGTGATCTAACTTCACTTTCCAATCGCACCACAGCCACAAGAGCCATGATTGCAAATACAATTTGATGCCAATACTGTGAAAATGTTTCCATGCTTTAGCACTTCCAGCGTTTCCTAGCTTGCCGTAAACGACTGTTTGGATCTTTAGCCGCTTTGGGAAACTTTTTCATCTGACCAGCGGAACGAGCACAATAACTCTTTCTGCGTTTAGCCCTTGCTTTACTGGGCTTATCTTCTGTAACAGCAGTCTGTAGTTTACTACCGGGGTTTTTGCGCCTATACGCAGCTACCCCTTTTTTTGTCATGCCAGCACCGGCTTTTGTAGGGCGCTTATGTCCACCTTTGATGGTCAAGCCCTTCATGCCGGTGCCTTTTTTCTTTGTTGCCATTCCTACCTCGCAGCACTAGAACCAAAGTAAAAGCTTACGATGGCTGCTAAGGTGTGTAAGTACATAGGCGCGAGAGGGATGCCTTCGACTTCGGTCCACACCACTTCTTTTGTTGACTCCCAAATGAAAGGAATAGAGAATCCCCCTTGAACTTCTTCACTCACCAGAATTGGAATACCGAGAAAGGGAGCCGCAAACGGTACGCATACGATGGTAATGACACAAGTTAGTGCGATCACTCGCCGGGTCCATGCAAACCCTTTGTCTTTCATGCCATGTTGTCTGGCCTGATTTACAATCTTCGCTCTTTGATTCATGGCTTGCAGCATCATTTCTTGCTGCTTGGCCTTTGATTTTGCGAATTGACCTAGTAAAGTAGTTACGAATCCGAGTATGGAACCACCTAATAGAGTAGTCAAAAGCTCCATATCAACGACCCCGTGATATATTGATTAGGGCTACCTGATCCTTGACACCCTGTCGTCCTTCGCGTGTTGGGAACCTGCCATACATTGATCTAAATTGATCAACAGCAATACGGCGTATGTCCTCGTTTTTGTTTTTAAACTGTTCACGCAATAAGAATAGAAGTTCACCCTGTACTTTTTCAAAGTCTTCGGAAGATAAATCCGTTCTATTATATTGACGTGATACTTGTTCAAGTAATTGATCCCTCACTACACTTCGCATTTGACTAAACTGTTCTCTCAATGCTTGTCGTTGCCGTAGTGCTCCAGCGGATGTGTTTTCAAATCTATTGTAAGCTCGACTCCTAAGAAAAGGATTAATTACCTGCTCAGTATAATTTTGATATAAAATCTTTGCTCTATTATTTAACTCAGGTTGTTTAAACCTTCTATATTCTTTGTACTCAGGTAGATTTAATCGTTGTAGTTCTTCTTGGATTTTACTTTTTTCTTCGATTGTTCCCTTACCTGTAAATTGAGTTTCAAGTCTGCCTTCTCGTTCAAGCTCCCCTCGTCTGGTAGCATTCATTGCCACAAGGCTTATGCCTTTTGGGCCCTTTACTAAGCCTAAGTATTTACCTTCATCATCAATGGGTAAACTTCGCAGGGAGCGAGCAATGAACGCTTGAGTAGGATCACTAACCGAATTAATGTCACGAATTTTGGCGTATTGCGGATCAACATTGGCAAACAAATCTCGTAGCATTCCACCACCAACTAAGAACGTGTTCGCATACATTCCTCCAAATTTTGCGATAGCATTTCCGGCTGCAGAAAAACTGGTTTTAAACATACCATCTTCCCCTTTTTCTGTGGCGGCCTCATAATCTTTTTTAAGTTCGTCAAAAAAGTCGAAACCAATACCCGTTCTAAAGGTTGTTCCAAAAAACCCTCTCAGATATTCTTGAAACATTTGATCGGTTAAAGCTGCCGTGGTAAGAGGGTCTTTAATAACTCGCTCCCAATTCTCTCGTGTTGCTTGGCGGTATTCTTCTGGACCAGCACTAATTAGGAGATCCCTAACTTTATACTTTCCATTCTCTTTATTTAAATTAGAACGCAAAAGCAAATCAGCAGCAATCATGTAAGGAGCAAACGGACCATATAAGGCTAATGTATTAGTATATTTTTTGGTTTCTTCATCATACATTTCATACCATCTAGCTTCTGGTCCTTGTGCTGCGCGTAACTGCAACGCACCATACAACATACTCATACCAGTAAGTTGTTGAGCTATAACTTTTGGGTTTGTTCGTTTCGTACCCGCCAGTCCTGCTAAACCAATAACCGGAGCATGGGTATAAACAAACTCCAATGAGTTCATTACAAATTTTGGAAAGGGCACTGCCCAAGTAACAAACGGTTTACTTGACCACTTAAGCATAGAGCTTGCCAGTTCCGAGTTTTCAATCCGTTCATATTGTCCGGTATCGATCATACGACCACCGATACCTAAAGTACGACGAGTTAAAAATGGAATTTTACCTTGTTTCGGATCTACTTCTTGGACTGGACGAAAAATCTTTTCCTTATACGTTCGTTGGTATACGGTTGAGTTTGCTTCTTTAATAGAATTTTCTAGAGCGTTTTGATATTCAGGACTCGCTAATTTACTAAAGTTTCCTTCCTCTATTAACTTTTTAAGTTTGCCTTTCCCTCCTACCTGAGTCTGTAACTCAGACATAAAAATAGCACGTTTAAAAGCGTTATCTGAATATGTATTTAACACATTCAATTTACGAGCAAACTTCGACATGCCTGAACCCAACCCCATTTCGGCTTGCACATCTGCGTTTTTTCTGTACAACTGCCGAAATGCAATTGGCATTTCTTCTGCAAATAACATGCGTAATGCATTACCTTCAGCTTGATTCCATGTTAATGTTTTCCAAGCACGAAACCCAGAAGCCATTCGAGCGATAGCTTGTTGTCGTTGTTCTTTAGTTGCTCCGGGGGTAATAAACTCTAAGCCCCCTTGAAACATATTATCTAAAAGATAAAGCATAGCACGACCACCGCCACCAAGAGTATTTCGCATGGTAGTAGCCATTTGTATGGTCATTAGTCCTCGACGAGTAGTGTCTAAATTAGTAACAAACTCTCTCAGAACTTGACTATTATTTTGTTTTGCGTTTCCAATTGCTTGTGCAAACTCATCATCAACAAAACCAAAATTTTCCATGACTTTTGTTTCTCTAGCTAAAGAGTTTAAAAGTCCACCTTTAATTCGTTTGGCCGTAGCAAGAGTTCTACCAGCATCAGAAAATTCTGCTGCAAACATATAACCAAACTGTTGATCTGTTATGCCATACTTATCTTGAATGTCTTGAATTTTTTGTATTGTCGCTGTGTATTCAAAAGATAATCCTTCTCGCTGTTTTTGAGCCGCTACTCCTGCTAGCTCTTTATCTTTCATAAAATCTTTAAATTCTTTAATTCTATTTCTGTTGATTAAAGCATCCGCTACAAGCGTAGAAATACGAGTATTCGATTGAACATCGGCTGCAGTAACCCCAAGAAATTTTAAAAGATCAATCGTGGCACCTTCTAAATTTTTCAGAACTTCTGGTGTCAAACTCAATCTAAAATCATTGACTTCAGAGGGAGGATCATCTTTCGTGGGAAGAGTGTACGAAGCCGCTCTAGCTTCCCGTCTACCGGGTTCAGTCAATCTTTCGGGAATTGGATCTTGTTGGACTTGTTTACTAAACAGCCCTTGTACCTTTTGGCCTGCTACAGTATGTTCTATTTTACCTATAGCATTCTGTAGCTCCAAAGCGTCTTTGTCTTTAAGCAACTCATCCGTAGCAATGTTACCAGCTTTAATTTTTTCTGCTTTTACTTCTTGGCCTTTTAGTACTGGTTGAAGAGCAGCTAGCTCTTGTTTCGTAGTTTTAAATCCCTGTAATCCACCGCCAATACCTCCCGGTATAGCACCGAATAATGCTCCTCCTAGTGCACCAGAAATTAAGTTTCGATCTTTATATTCTTCCCGGCCCGTGCGTCTGCGAGCGTCATCAAAGGCACCCCCTTGAACGGCACCGAAGGCCCCCTCAATTGCAGCACCACGCACGGCGGCTTTTTTAGTTTGCTGGCCTACAATGCCTTTGGTTGCAAGTGCTCTAGCTGTTTGTGTTATTGCTTGTGTTGTAGCAGAAGATGCGCCTTTGCCTAATATACCAACACCAGTCAAACTAAGATAAGTAGAAGGTGCTCGTAGTAACCCCTCTCCATAATCTTTGATTAATTCAACTACACTAGTAGGTTTTTTTAAGCGATCAAAAGTAAGGAACAAACGCCCTGCTTGATCCTTGCTTTCTTGATCCGCCTTCATTATGTAGTTACGATCTTTAATTGCTGTAATTTCACTTACAGAACCAATTCGCATGTGTTCTACAAAGGCTTCAAACAATTCTTCATCGTCATCATACTCTTTACCAGTACGAGCTTTTAAAAACTGAGAAGCATCGCGGATAAAATCAGAGTCATCAATCAGACGATCTCGACTTAAAGTTTGGTTTGCAAAATAATTTTTCATGTATTATCTAAGAACAGTTATATCAGGGTTGTCTTTTAAAATTGGAAAAAATCTTAATATGTTTTCGTTATCAAGACTGCCATTCGTTATAAATAAGTTTTCATTCCCGCGTAATTGACCTAATGTTGTAAATATATTTACTAACTCATTATCCGTAAATGGGTTTAGAGGACTTGCCAATCCGGTACGTCTCCTTCTAATAGCCTGCTGATCTTTATCATACGTTAAGTTTTGTTGTATAAGGGACACTACCTTGTTAGAAGCATCCTCAATAGCGCCTGTTGTAAAGGCAAAATCCCGTTTGGCTAATGTATCTTCGTCCTTAGATCCTTCAAATTGCAACTGACGTGCTAACTGTAGAAAAGCTTGATCTGAGTCCACACCTTCATTAATACGAGTTTGATATAGTTTTAAGAAATTGCTTCGTTGGGCCTCTGTAACCGTTTCCGGTATTTCATCTAAATCTAAAGTTACTGGCGCTATGTATGAAGCATCAAATAGTCGGGACAAACGTCTTAATCTCTGATCAAGTACTTGTGCGTCCTCTTGTGGTAGAACTTCTATGGATTCTTGTACTCCAGTGTTTAAATTAAAACTGTCTATGTTTTCCCGATTAGTGAGTTCCGACGCAATCCTAAATCCTGTAAACGGCCCCTGTGCTTCTTCTTCGTTTGGTATAACTTCTACTATCTCTTCTGTTGTAGCGGCTGGTGTCATCATGGCACTAAACAGAGCGTCATCCGTAGATAAATCTTGCCCTATCCATGTTCGCCCCTCGAACCATGTAGCCATCTGATCGCTAGTAATTTCAACATTTCCGCTATTAATGATAGCTCGAAGTTTACCGAGTAATGCAGGAGTGGGAACAAGACCTGAGTTACCTTCGCCCTCTCCCCAAACTGGATCACGCGGGATACCAAGCTCCGCAACCTGATTCCCTTCGTCGTCATACTGCGCTTGTGTAGTTTCACGAAGCATGGCTAGAGAACGGAATTTACTATCAACAGGATCAAACACTACGTTTCCTGCTTTTAATCCTTCAGGAGTAGAGTTTAAAAGCTCTGAACCTAATTCGTCTGTACTTGTAAAGTTAGCAGTCAAAGTTTCTAAACCCGGAATCTTTGCAAGATCCTCAAGTTCTGCTCCTGCATTGATTACATCTTGAACAGTCATATCAGCTTTACTTGTCAACCTCTGTTCTATAGCTGTTTCATACACAACAATAGGATATACCGCTGCAGTTACTAAGGATATTGCTCCTGCTACATTCTCTGCCGCTGCATTTTTAGCTTCTGCAGTGTCGGCAGACACACCTAAGCTAGCATATACTTTGGCAGCCACTTGATTGGTACGACTATCAACACTACTTCTTGTTGCACCATTAAGGGTTTCATTAAGAACAGTTCCCCTATAGTTGGTTACTGACCTGTCCTGAGCATCGGTTGCAAGATTAACTATTGCATCACCCGCAAATATATTAACTTGATCAGTCCCCATACGCTCTACAACTTTTGAAGTTTCCGAGACAGCGTCAGTCATTTGATCAAACCGCTCGTTCGTCACATTCTGAAAATCAACACCCGCGAAAAAACCAAGGTTCGTCCATTGCTGAACCCTAACAGAATCAACAGGTGCCATATTGTACTCGTCTTGACGCGCTTCTGTCGCTGCTAGTGCTTTCGTTCTATCCGTATCAGCCTTTAGCCTTGCAATATTTGCAGCTTGAACTTCCATAGCCCGCTGTGATTCTAACATGTCTTGTTCTGTTTTAAGAAGGTTTTGTGCTATCAACTCACGGTTTGCTGCAGCCGTGTCCAGATCTGATTGTCTAACTTCCGCCTCTTGTCTTGCCACCGCACTGGGCAATCCAACAAAAGTACCTTGAAGGGGATCTAATGGTGTAACATCGCGTGTAGCAAACAATTCTGGGGCCACTGCTTCCGCACGTTGAGCCGCATGTGCTGCTAAAAACTCTGGTCCCGCCTTAATTGCTCCCGCCTCCATGAACGATTGTTTTAATCCCGTTTTTACTTGCTCGGAATCTGCTGGAGTAAACGCCGCTGTTAAAGACGGATTACCATCAATCAAATTACTAATGATTAAGTCTTGATCTAAGGCTTGTGCTTCTGCAACACCGTCCTTAAACAATAATGAGGTAAAATCAGTCGGTCCTGCAGTATCGATTTGTTCTTGTACGTTTTTTGTAAAATTAGCCCATTCATTATCGCCTTGCCGAATTAAAGCAGCAGCTTGGGCATTAGTCATTGCCAAACCTCTATCCTGAATAAAACCGAATCTCTCTCGATACTTTTTTTCTAGATCCCGATTTTCATTAAATACTTGTGATGCATTCCGCAACATATTATTTGTTTGAGCGGTAATTAACTGCTCGTTAAGTCCCCGTCTTTCTTCAAGCTGCCTTGATGCTGCTTTAGCCCCTCCTGCTAAAAGAGAACCAAACGTACCTGCTAAAAAACTTACCATTATTCTTCGTCCTCATCTGTTAGAGTCACAGGCTTTGACATCAAACTTGTAGCTTCCTCAATCTGAGCCATATCCTCTTCTTCAAGTTCTTCTGCTAACTCTTGCGCTTCTGGCATTTTCATAGCACGATGTACCAATGATAGATCGGCTAATGGATTTTTCTCTGTTATTCCATTCTCATATTTTATATCAACTGAATCAGCCATGCCTGTTATCAATTCAAATAATGCCGGGGCCACAATAATTGCTACATCTAATGAATGCACACCTTCCATAGTTCCCGTTAAAATAATACTGTCAACTAATGAAGTAGCGGGATACCCATTCTCAAGAAGTCCTAACACTTGTCGAACTCGATTAGGTTCAGAAAGTTGTGTTACATAAAACTCTAGAACTTCTTCCGGCGTACTGTATTGAGCCGGACGTTCCCAAGGCCGACCTTTGGGTTCTGTCGTTAAAGACATGCCGGGTATAGGCGCTTGTAATTGCATTGATTCAAAATCCATAGTTCTTTATTTCCTATACTCTTTCAGCGCAGAACGAATAAGCTTAACGTATGTTTCAGAAGGTGTTTGTGCGGGTTCTGGATCATATGGAGAAGCCTGAACTTTTGGTTTCTGGCTATGCATTATCCCACGTTTTTCTTTAAGTTCTGCGCGTAATTCATAAGGCTCTCGCACTAAGCTTCGTTCAATACGTTGTAGTTCTGCTCGAACGTAATCCGGTATTTTTGCGTCAGGCGTTTCTCTATAAGCCTTAGCTTGTTTTTTAGGAATATTGGTTTGTTCTTTTACCGCAGCGTAAAAGCCCTCAAGATCCTCTTCTGTGATTTTTCCAGAGTCCTCAATGGAGGGCGCTTCCTCTGTCACCAACCCACCAGAAGCAAACCTTTTTGATATAATGTGTTTTACTGCCAAAGCAGTTAAGCTGTCATCCATTGCTAAAAATCTAACCCTCCTATCCAACCGGATATGGCGGGTCCAAACATGTCTACAATAAACCCACCCACTGCTTCTGTATTTTCTCTAGCTGCTTGATACTGTGCTGCTTTAGCTGCATTTTGTGCTTGAAGTGCAGCCAACTCTAAAGCTTGAACTCTATTTAATTCATTCTCACCTGTTTGCCATGCAAGCTCCATAACATCCCTATACTCTTGCCACAGGTTATCGTAAGATCGCTGGCTTATATTCAGCAAGTTCTGAGCATTAAATTGATTTTGAAAGTTAATCGCTGCGGTATCAGCAGTAGCAATTTCTCTACGCCATACCGCGTTACTCTGTTCAATCGCTAATTGATTCCGAGCATTAAATTGTTCTCGACCATTAATCAATTCTGAATTATATCTTTGCAGAGCATTAAGCTCACCAGCATTAGCCCTATTTACAACATTAGCTTGTTCTGCATTAAATCGTCCAATATTGGCAACAAGCTCACTAAAAAATCTATCGGTTTGATTTGCTTCTGTAACATTTAACTTTCGTGCTGCATTCTCTTGTGCTGCATCAGTCAACAACGACTGTGTTAATTGCTGATAACTAAGCGTTGCTGCTTGCTGTGCATTGTTTAAATTGCCTACATCAATCTGTAAAAAGTTTTTAGCATTCTCTACAGCAGCCTTTTGTCTGTTATTTAAGTTAGTTGTTTCTAGATTCGCTAAGGTACTAGCATTTGCAATTACAAGAGCTTGCTGATTTCTTAAATTTTCTAAATCTACTGTTTGTGCAAGCTTGGAGTTTTCAAGAGCAACTTGCTGTTCAGCAGTAAAGTTTCTATCTGCAATGTCCGATATACGAGCCGCATTTTGTACTCTTGTTTTAAACGCTTGATCAAACTCCTGATTCATAAACGACGCACGGTACTGAGCTTTCAAAGTAGCCATCTGTTGCCGATTGCTTAAATTTTGTTTTTCAAAGCCTGCAATAACTTGTGCATCAATCTGCGCTATTGAAATCGCTCGTTCCATAGCCGCATCTACCATGGCTTGACCAGCCATACTACTGGCCCCCAATCCACGTTTTGCCATTTCCTGTTGAGCTATTCGGATAGCACCTCTTGCCCACACCGGAGTTTCTGCATCATCTTCAAACTGTTGCATCAACCCCGCAAGTTGTCCTTGAACGGTAGCTGATGCCGTAGGTGTAGCTGTAGCTGCATCCGCAGCTTGTTCAACAAACGTAGCCGCTTGTGCTGCTTGTCCTACGGCTGAAGATACAAGTTCTCCTGTCTCCAACGCACGTTTTGCTGGAGATTGAACCTCTACTGCTTGTCCTAATTGAGCCGCCTGTAGATTCGCAACATTTGTTTCCGTCTGTTGAGCCGCTTCAATAAGCTGTGAAGGGGCTTGTTGCTGGGCAGCTTGTAAGGCTACATTCTGTACAGACGGAGCCGCTTCGACTGCAGTCATTGTTTGTGCATCAGAAACAGTAGGTGCGGCTGCTTGTGCTGCCGTAACTTGCGCCGCTTGAGTAACCTGTGGCGCAGCAGCCGAAAGTTGCCCAGTTTGTTGACCCATCAACTGTGCTTGTTCAAAGGGAGTCATCGCTGATTGAAATGCTGCTCCAACTGGAAGTTGAGGATTTTGCACTCGTGCAGCAGTTGCCCCACCTATTTGCGGAACGTCAGGAGCCATTTGGTTAGGTACACTCATAGGCATTTGGGGAAACGGAGTTGGAACCGATTGTCCCGCTTGAGGAGAAGGGAATCCCATCTCTGCCCTCACAGGCCCTGCACTACCATAGGCGTCTGTAGTCCAGTCTGCACTTGGAGGTGACCATCCTCCAGATGGAGCAGTCCACCTTTCACCTGTTTTTTGATTATAATAAGGAACAAGTGCCTGTGTTGTCATCCCTTTAGGACCAGTAAACCCATATGGATTGCGGGAGTCCCTATTTTGCTGACCTACACCCTGTGTAGTTAAACCCCCTTGCTGAAACTGTTGCATCCGTTCAGCACCAAACATATCCATATTTTGCTGATCAAAATACTGTTTTGCTCTTGCGGGATTCTCTTCCAAAAACTTGCCAAAGCCATCAAGGTTAGCTTCATTGTAACCATAGCTCTGTGCTAGTTTTCGTAGCTGAGTGGGGCTATATCCCGTAAAAACATTATTCGGTACTGCCATTAGACTTCCTTTTTATTTATCTACAACTTCTTCGGTTGTTTCTTCCGAAGTTTCAAGAGCCTTTAACGTCTTTTGCATTACTATATTTTGTGCTGTAAGCTCTGCTACTTTATTTAATGCATCATTTCTTTGCTGCATTATTACAACTAAAACATCTCTAATATCGGCTTCCATAATAATTTCCTTTTATTAAGTTCCCCATGTGCGATGTAATCTTATATAATTTTGCTTATGCGTTAAATGCTTTCGGTGCAACGTCAGGAACCGTAATACTTGACGGAACTGGACCTGTCCAATCGAGAATTTGTGTTGGTAGTCCTCGTTCTACAAACTTAGGTTTCACATAATCTGCTTGGAAATCATCAACACCCGCTGCTTTCAATGCGGCTTCTAATGCTTCCATGAGTGCATCAATCATTTCATGGTTCTGCCAAATAGCACCTGTCTGGACATACCCTCTAACCGTTTCATTAATAAGGCTTCGATGGTTTTCTCCCTTATTCCACTCTTCATCAGCAACTACCTCAATTAATTTAGCTTGCTCAAGATGCGCTTTTGTATATCGATTTCCATCAAATCTGGATTCTATAATTTGTTTATCTAAGCTAAGTGTATTCCGACCCTTATGGTCTTCAGTTTGCTGAAGCTGTAAACTCCGCAGTAATGCCGCATCGTCCCATGCATCAAATGCATTATTCGTGGAGCCATCTTGGAAAATATCTCCATCTTCATCAATACCAAAAATATAAGCAGCGCCACCGCCCTTGTGACATCTTATTGAGAATATGTTTCCATTTGCTGTCGCATCAGTTAAAGTATCACTGCCATCATGTCCAAAGGAGTCAATCGAAAATGAAGCATCCCAATTACCACCAGTTTTTGTAGTTACATAAGTAGACGCACCGTATATTCGGAATTTAAATAGATCTGAATTAGACCCAGTATTGTTCCCTAAAGAACGGAAATGGGCACCACCATAGGTTTGCTGCTTCATAATCTTAAACCATGTATCTGTCTCACCGTGGCTAGTCTTTCCATGACCTACATCAGATGATTTGAATGTTAAAATATCATTATCTGCTCCAGCTTGGTTAATCGTAAGACCTGTCGTCATGTCTCCATTTGCTGAATCACCCACATACAGGATATTTCCATCAAATATAAGATTAGATTCTGCATCAAGCTCTGTAGTAGTAGAGCCAACCGTTACTAACTCGTTTGCTGTTGCATTATTAAGTGCTGTAACTGCTCCACCGGCATAAGTTTTAATTCTAGAAGCAGCAACCTTTCTATTGGTTCCTCCTGCCCCATTATCAATAATAAATAAATCTGCATCTACAATTGCTTCACCAATGTCTGTTCCACCATCAATGTCGAGAGCCGCTAGACCAACTTTATTTGCCGTAGTAAGAGTATCAAGTTTACTGTCTGCAATCGCTGCTGACGCATTAATATCAGCATTAACAATCACACCAGAAGCAATTGCTGCCGCACCTGTATTGGAAAGACTAATATCCCCTGACACAGCTACAGGATTATAGTTTGTACCATCGGCTACTAGAATATGCCCACTGGTATTTGTTCCCATAAAGAGATCATCACCAGAGATCGTAAGATCACCAGACACGGTAAGATTACCGGTCGATGATAGTGACATCTTTTCTGCAGCAGCTTCCGAAGCAGCAGTCTTAAAGCTTAGTTTCGTGGCATTGTTAGAAGAACTAAAGTCTCCTTCAGATACAGCCTCAATACCAGCGGCTACTAGAATTGCATCTGTGCCTTGAGCTTCATCAGGAGCTTGGAAGTCGAGCTTACCAATAACATCATTAGCAGCAATATCTGTCTCACCTGTTTGTAGAGTAAGAGAAACAGGCTTATCGTCTGCCGTTGCAGTGTGCTTTAAAGTAAGACCCGTATCCTGTACATGAGAAAGTTTAATCTCTTGGTCATCACCGAAGTAAACAACCGCTTCATCTGCAAGGTACAAATCCGACCACTCAAGCGAAGCTGAACCTATTGTTGCTCCATCGGAAGCATCAGGTACGATAGAAGTTTCTGCAGTAAAGGTATCGGTTCGTATTCCAGATGTACCATTATCAATAGCTCCAAAACCAGAAGTTATTGAACCACTATCCAGTGCGCCAGTTGTAACAATGTTACTACCACCAACATTATGACTTGCAAAATACGTTGATACCGTATCCACATTCGTCATACGCATGGTGCCAGCATCGTTGATTAAGATACCGTCGCCACTTGCTACTGCTGTAGTGCCTCGTGCAGTATCACCATCGATTAAGTTTAATTCCGCAGTTGTTACCTCAGCACCATCTAGAATTTCTAGTTCTGCTTCACTGATACCAGCACTACCAATTGTAACTGTGCCAGCAAAGGTAACATTCGCACCACTAAACGTCATAGCTGTAGTAGTGCCTGACTTGATGATTAGATCACCACTGGTGTTGGTAGCACTACCAAACGTAGTCCCGTCATCTTTGAAGAAAATATCTCCACCACCAGCATCAAGAACAATGTCTGTGCCAGCATCAATATTCGCTAGAGCAGAAGCAGAAATTGTTAAGTCTGTTCCATCGCCCTCAATCTTCTCTCCGTCATCGCCAAAGGTTAGACCAATGTCTGCCGGGATATTAATATCACCATTAGATCCTACTGTGATTGAAAGATCGGTGCCATCGGACTCTAGTTTCTCACCAGTAGCAAACGTCAACCCTACGCCACTTGGAATGTTTACATCCGCTGTAGCAGTTAGATTGATATTGTTGCCACTGATTGTTAAGTCAGTACCATCGCCTTCGATCTTTTCCCCGTCATTACCGAATGTGACACCAATATCTGCTGGAATATTAATGTCACCACCGGAGCCTACAGTTATAGAAAGATCTGTACCGTCTGATTCAATCTTCTCCGCAGTAGCAAAGGTTACTCCTACACCACTAGGAATGTTTACATCTGCCGTGGCAGTAAGATTAATGTTATTACCAGAGATCGTTAAATCTGTGCCATCACCCTCAATCTTTTCACCATCATTACCAAACGTAACACCAACCCCAGAAGGAATGTTCACATCTGAAGTTGCTGTCAGATTAATATCTGCACCAGACGTTACTGTAATGTCTGTATTATTGCCTTCAATCTTTTCACCAGT